TCTATTTCTTGAGTAGATTTCTCCTCTACTCCCTCCACCACTTTTACTGTGAATTTCTGATTTTCCATTTAATTAAATTTTATGCAAAGTTATATAATATATTTTCTATCTATCGAGGCTCAAATTCTGACAGATCAAAGCCATCAAGACTATCCTCATTTGACTCAAAGTCGAATGCAGGTAAATTGCGTTTACGCTGCTCAATCATTTTAGACTGCTGCGTATTAGCCATGCTTATTCTCTCTTTCTTGCCCTCTTCGCGCATTGCTTCGCGCTCGTCCATCTGAGACTGGTCCATGCCGTGAAGCTGCATGTTGAATTGGAACTCAAGACTCATTAACTGCTGCTTTAGTTGCGCTTCTGATTGCTTCGTTTCAATATCAAAGGCAGCCTGGGCCTGTGCAATCTGCATCTTAGATTGAGTTTCCATTTGAATCTTCTTCATAGCAGTAGCAGCTGCCATCTGTTGAGATTGCATTTGCATTTGAGCAGTCATCTGCTGCTTCTGCATTTCCTGTTGTTGAACCTGAATTTGTCGCTGCTTCCTCTTGACTTTT